GTGAAGTGTGGCCCCTGCTTTAAAGGGGAAGTCGTGGGCGTTGAGAGGCTCGAATGCCAGTTCGAGTTGAAGTTGGTGCAGACTTGGTCTCAACACTATGGGCGATCGGAGAGGTGGGCTTTTGTTCCTTTTACCTCCTCTCTTGGCAATCAGTATAAGGAGCTGGCGGGAAGCATGTTTGAGCCTGGCAGGAATACGGCAGAAGAGAAACTCTATTGTGAGATGGAGGGGTATTGGAAGAACATGCTGACCCGTGGGGTGCGATGCTTGGGTTTAAAGAGAAATGTGATTAAGTCATATTTCTCGCCTCCGGAAGTTGTCTTCGCTTATCCGGATGAAATCCATGTGTGGTGTAGGGAACGTATACGCACGCAGATGAGGATGATGGAATGCATCAATATCTTGCAGGGGAAGGCAAAAGACGTCAAGTTTGGGGATGATTTCTATCAGGGTGTCATGGTTCCTCTCTTTGTAATTGTTGACCTGGTCGACCGTTACAGGGATGAGGCGCGTAGATGTCTTGATGAGATTATGCTCCAGATTCCTGATGTCTACATGGAGGGTGAGGCTAAGTATGTAGCCGAAGTTGGCGGGAAATCCGGCCTGAAGGCTGCCATTGACGCTATGGTTTGTAGATCTAGCAATGTCAGTGGTGCATTTCGGGCGGTTTCGACTGTCGCTAGTAGGCTGCAGCAGGATCCCTCTGTGTCCCATGTTATACGTTGGTTCGCCCTCACCAGGGCATTTCGTGCGAAGAGGTGCGCCATGATGGCCGGACTTATAGCCTCTTACAATGTCGATTGTATTCATTACAAGAGACGTTGGTGGCATAAGGGAGCGGATTATCTGTGGGAGGACCAAGCTTGTGGGTTTCCGTCCAACCGTGCAGGCAATCTACTCGATTCGTACGTTGTGGAGGCACTAGGGGGGGGTAAGGTCACCCTTAAACAGGCGAGGGTGGTTGCTCGTTCAGCGGCAGAAAATCTGGGTAGTTTCTATTCAGACCGCAGCTTATTCCTTTCGCGGGTTAATTTCGCTATAGGAGTGTGTTGTGCGGTGAATGGAGTTGGCCAGGATTTTTAGAGAAGCATGTGGTGGACCCTTCAAGTCATGTTGTGGGTGAACATTGTCCTATAGCTCACGATGACAGAACATTGAGGGTCACACGATGGCGCATGCCTCGATCTCGCAGAAAGCTAAGTGTGTTCAGAGTTGAGGGTAATTTTCCTTGTGATGATTACACTTGCTTTGAGAACACTTTGGGGAATGCAGAAGCCGCGGCGCGAAGTAGGGTCTTGTTGGAGACACCCAAACCCGACCCCGAAAGCATCAGGAGGTTAAAAAGTAGGGCGAAGGCGTATGCCCGCAGGTTGTCCGGCAGAGTGGGGTCAGTGTGGACCGACTCAGAATTACTCAGCTGGATTTCAACCCTGCCAAAGCGCAAAAGGGATCGATACACTGAGGCTTTTTATAGCCTACAGGAATCTCCCTTTGATGTCAAAAAGGACTCAAAAGTCTGCTGTTTCGTGAAACTGGAGATGACGAAACGGAAAGATGGGTATCATAAGCCAAGAATGATACAATACCGTACAGCGAGGTACCTTGTGCATTTGGCGCGTTACCTCAAGCCTTTGGAACACGCTGTGTATGGAACCAAATTTCTCAGCCCGGATGGGTTGGGGGACTGCGCCAAAAACGCTAGTTTCCAGAAGAGGGCCACCGTGGTGAGAAAGAAGTCAGAGTTGCTCATCTCACCAGTGGTCGTCACACTGGATGGATCTGCGTTTGACGCGCACGTATCCCTCGACTTGCTGAAGGTTGAGCATTTGGTCTATCGGTGTGCTGGAAGGGCGGCGGGTTGGAACCGAGCTGATGTGTGTGCGCTTGGGGAAGCACTCAGAGGCCAATTGGTCAATAGGGTGTCTGGGTGCTTTCCAGAAGGGCACATTAGGTATACTGTTAGAGGAAATCGGATGAGTGGGGATCTTAACACTGCTGTTGGCAATGTTATCCTCATGCAATTGATGACTTCTGATATGTTGTCGAGCTTGGCAGGGGTATCATGGTCCTTTTATGATGATGGGGATGACTGCCTAGTGTTTGTTGAAGGAGCGGTTGCCAACAAAGTGGTCCGGGGTGTTTACGATCACATGCTGGGGTTTGGAATGGAGGTGAAAGTGGAGAATGTGGCCCACGTTGCTAGTGCGGGTTTGGAGGCTGTCGAGTTTTGTCAGCACCGACCTGTATTTAACGGCGTGGATTATGTTTTTGTCCGTGATTACCGAAAGGCCATATCCACGTCTGTGACAGGACCCCGTTGGCAGGAGAGTAATCACTCTTTTAGGGTATACTCAGCTGCTGTTGGGATAGGAGATGGACTGCAGGTTGCCGGTTTACCGGTTCTGCAGTCGTACTATAGTCTCATGAGGCGGACTGGGCGGGGGGTGGATGACAAGGACTTACATAAGCGCCTTGAGTCTCTTTGGAGATTTAAGAATGTCGAGATTGGTGATGATGTTCAGGTTAGGGATATCACTCACCAATCTCGCCTTAGTTTCTATAGGGCTTTTGGACTTCCACCTCTTGGCCAGGTTTACTTAGAAGAGGAATTTGACTCTCTGGCCACGTTGTTAATATGACAATTACAAATTCGACAAACAGTATAGGCGAAAATAAGCCAAATCCATACGCCGCTTTGACCGTTGGCGGCCGCCGCTTGCAGCGGATTAAGCAAAACGGTCCAATTTCTGCAGCAGAGTCAGCTGCTTTCCGAAAGGAATTGGTTGACTTCTGCGGCACCACGGAGGATGGAGCGAGGTTTTTGCAGCAAGCAGTAGATCCGTTTCACGACGCTCCTTTCAGGCATATTGGACTGCCTGACGCGCAATCTGGTAAATCTGTTGTTCAGAAGATTGAGAAACAGTTTACCATTGTGCGTCCGGCTTCAGTTGCCTCTACAGCGAAGTGGGACTCTCATATTGCTTTTATGCCATTTTTGACCTCGACTTCAAGCGGAAGTACATTCACCCCTATCATGACCGACACGACGAACTTGTGTAAAGACTTGTTCAATGGGACAGCCTCGCAGCCATGGACTAATATTCTTGATTGCAATATGAACATGGTTACAGCGTGTTCTGTTCCATCGGGCAAGCCTACCTTTTCACATGTTCTTAAGGCCGATTATGACAATGCTACGTATCAGACTATTGATACGGAGTCTTTGGTGTCGAATGCCAATTCTTCTCTCCAGCGTGTGATTGCTGGCGCAGTGAAGATCCAGAATGTTACAGAGGAATTACATAAATCCGGGGCTGTGTGTGTGTATGAGAAGGACGCGCACAAGATGACAGCAGATCAGAGCCGGATTTTCACTGATAATGGAACTTCAGCCACTTACACGAAGGAGATTATGTGTGATAGGATGCAATTACCCCCAGCGACGGTTGGGGATTGTTATTTGCATGGAGGTATTACCTGGGAGGCTAAAGAAGGTTCGATCATTAATTGTAAAATTGATGCAGCGGACAACCATGCCACGCGATTCCGTAGTGGGAACTTGATTTTAGAAGGCAACTCGGTCCCCACTGAGTGGAATGGAACTTTCTCCAACGCGAGACAGGGTTGGGGGGCGGCGCAGCCCGCGCTTAACGGCGATAGCAGTCATTGTTATCTCCCCATTCTAAACATACCAGGTATGCAATCCGGTGCCTATTTCACTGGGCTATCTCCGGAAACTGTGTTGAATGTGACAGTGAGATTCTATGTGGAAGTTTTCCCTTTTGCAGAGAATGATCTTGTCACAGCAACCGGACCGTCACCATCTTATGACGCGCAGGCTATTCAGTGCCTTTCCGAACTGCACGCGGACATGTTGCCAGGTCATCCTGACCACATGAATGGTGCTGGGGACTTCTTTCGCAAGGTTTGGCGAGGAGTCCGCAAGGTTGGGAAAGACGTGATTAAGCCCACGTTGGAAGCTGTTGCGCTTGCAGCGCCGAATACTAAGGCTGGTCAGGCGGCATCGACGGCGTTGAAGGCCGAGCAGTTCATAGAGGATGCTCGGCATGCATTTTGATTCGGAGCAAACGGTACTCGACAAGTTCGCCCGAGTACCGTAGGCTCAGGTCCACTGGTTTTCCGTACTGCCTCTTCTACCATTGTCTCTTCGCCATGTTCAGGTGTGTCCCTTCTGGAAACCCCGAATATGGTGATGAACCAATCTCCAGAGAGGTGGGATGAGGAATCAACATCATTTAGACAGCCGAGAACCGCACACATTAGGAATCTTCATCCTGGGTGGCACCAGGCCCAATGACGACACGTGCGTGAGGGATAGAGAAGTGAACTAGTGTGAAGGCATGGGTGGTTTTTGAATATGCCGAAGCAACCCAAACCACAACCACGTTTTTCAAATTTGATTCTTGTTGACACAACTTGTCACGTGAACCATCTTTGGACGGTGTTGTGGAGTTGTGTTGCTCTTGACATCTACAAATTTATTCACCCATGTAACCGGTCCCTATACCGTAAATAGGGGGCTCCCTCCAGTTTAT